CTCGGTGTACTCCATCGGTTTCTGCGTGTACAAGATGTCGGTCACGTAGTTGGCATCCTCTGTCTCGGTGTAGCAGATGGAACACAAGTAATCGTCGCCAGTATCCGCCGTATCGGTATAGTTCTTTCGCACCATTTTGGCCGAGTAGGGAATCACATCGTACTCCCGGAACCCCTGCTCGTACATTAACCCCTGTAGGGGTTTTGGGTCTTGCTGATAAAGCGACTCGAAAACGTGGCTATTCCTATTCCTTACCGCCTTTAGCTTCTCCAGGTTATGCCGCTCTGGCCATAGGGGTTCGCCCTCCTCCCTTGGGTCGTAAGCCGTTGGTTTACCCACCTTAATGGCTTGATAGGTTACCACTACCCACCCGTTGGGGTTGGTTACGGGGTCGTAAATCCCTTGCTGCTCCAGTAATCGCCCGGCTAGGTCATTCTCGTGCCAACGGGTGAACACGATAAGCTGCTGGCTGTCGTTGTGCAGCCTCGTTTCTGCAACGGTGTCGTACCAATCCTCTATCGATTCCCTCACCGTGGGCGACCATGCCGTTTTGGCATCCTTGTAGATGTCATCCATAATCAGCATATCCACAGGCTCACCAGTTAGGGGGCCACCCACGCCAACGGTCTTAAAACCGCCCCTATGCCCCACAATCTCGCACTCGTCGGCATTTCGTAGCCAAGCCCCTGCCACAGTGGTGATGTCGCTAGCGTTTAGCTTGGTGCTGGGGAATATCTCAGCATACTCCTCCGTGTCAATGATCCGCTGGATCTCCCGGTTAAACTTGCGTGCCTTAGGGGCCGAGTAGGAGATCACCGCTACCTTCTTGTGGGGATCTCGTCCCAAAACGAAAGCCGGGAGGCGACGGGTTGAACCTTCGGAGTTGTGAGTAGGAATTAGCTTCTCACCTGCAAGATAAATCCCTCCTTCCACCTCTATACAATGCCCCTGCTCTGGATTCTTTGCTTTTTCAATCGATATAATCGCCCTGCGCCTTATTTTAGGACTTATGCGCTTAGGCTTTTTTCTGTCTAAAGCGCATGGTATTTCGAAGTCAGGATTAAAACCCAGCTGATAAACGATGCTCTTCCCATTTATCCCCGATGTTGACTTTATGGGTTTGAACTCACAGACAGTTACTCTGCACCCCAGCGAAACAACAAGCCTTTCTACATCATCAATTAGCCTCTTGTTAATGTTCGAGAACACGACACGGCCGTTCTTGTGATAAACATATCCGTCCGTATCAATAAGCCCGGCCAGCAATTCGAGTCTCTGGTTGATAGATGAATTAAAATAGCACTCAGGGATATGTTTATTTCTAAGCAGCCCTTGTGATTTTAATTGGCTTTGAAGCCCTCGGAAACACGTTCTTACAACTCCTGTTGCCTTGTGAATATAAACGGCACCCTTTGTGTAACCAAGGTTTTCAATTTTCTCTATCTGCTGCATGTCGTCTGGATGATGCGTTATACATCCGCTTACTGAAGTACCATCGCCCAACCATGCCCCGAGAACGTAAGGATGTAGTGGCATTTCCGTTTCAGGCAGTTTTATTGCCACATTGGGATCAACCTGAAACCTATACCTATGCCCTATTGTGCCTTTAGTTCCTGAACTCAGCTTTTGTGTCAAAAGGTAATTTGTTTCGATTATCCTTTCTTTCCCGAAAGCCCTATCATACACCACCCACTCGTGATTCCCGTGGCACTGTATTACTTGACCATCGGAAAAGGTTAAATCATACTCGGACATCGTTTTTTCAGAGATCCATAAGACCTTCACAGGCTTACCCTCTCGCCCGAAAACATAATCACCTACCTTCAAATCTCCATGCCTCACAAACCCATTTGGCGTAAGAATTAACGTACTATCGCTCAATTCTTTGCCGTGCTGCGGTGGCATGAACACCATCAGCTTTTTTACTTTTCCTTTTGCAAACTTGGTAAGAACGTTGTAGTAGTTAACATGGAACCCCGCCGGCTTAAACGTCGGCATTGTGGCCTTGGTGAACGACAAAAGGCTATCCCGGCTATCCCGCTTTAGCCGCTCCTTAAGTAGCTTATAGTATGCAATTTTTTCCTCACGGGTCATATGGGGGTTACCTTGTTAATGCTTCTCCGTTTTGCTCTCGAGCTCCTTAATACGCTTGTCTATCTCTTCATTGGATAGACCCTCAAACAAATCCTTACCATCCTTCCCCGTCAGCTCCGTATTCTGCCTATTCTTGTACTCATCGGCTGCCTTATTGGTGAGCACGAATATGATGGCGGCCGTATCGGGCTGGAAATGCTTATCGATGGTTACCTGCTCCTTGATCTTGGGCTTGGTCTTGCCATCGGGTCCCGCTTTACCCTCCACCATCACCACCTTCTTCTCCTGCACGGTGTAGCCCGTGATCTTCTTGCGCAGGGAGTTCTTGGCTTCCTGCACAATGATTTCGTCGAACTTTTCCCGTGCGCGCGCGATGGATTCTGCAAATTCTGCATGCTTCGATTGCCAGTCGTAATAGCAACGTTCTGATATGTTGACATTTGCACAAATCTCGGCAATGGTGTATGTATCCTTGCTGATCAGGTCGCATATACGCTTCACGATTCGCTTGTTGTACCTTGCCATATCGCTACTCCTTTAGGTTACACTTAAAGCCCCGCTCCTGAAGCTCAACGGATAAGAGCCGAAGGGCTACAGGGTCATCGGACTGAACGGTTAGGGAAATCTCAGTTGGTTCATTGTCCTCCTCTGGCTCTTCGGGCTCATCAAAATCGGGAATGCCCCAGTCGGCTGGTACTACGCCCCATCCCTCCTCAATCTTGGCAATAGCCTGTGGTTCCCAC